TTTAAAAAACACTACGGAGTGTTCGGTGGTTACGGCGGATATGAGTGTGTCGGTTATCGTTATCTTGATGAGTTACAGGCACAGCTTGATGAAATCATGCTTAGAAGATTAAAGAATGATGTTCTTGACCTTCCAGAGAAAACTCATATTACTGAATACGTTGAAATGACACCGAAGCAGGCTCAGATTTATAAGGAAGTAACTGCGGCTATTAAGATGAATATCGACCAGATTAAGATGGAAAATAATCCGCTTGCAGAACTTATCAGAATGAGACAAGCTACTGGTTATACCGGTATTCTTTCTTCTACAATTAAAGAATCTGCTAAACTTGACAGAATGGAAGAACTTGTCGATGAAGCTGTAGAAAATGGTAAGAAAGTTGTTATTTTTAGCAACTGGACACAAATGACACTTCCTATCTATAACAGACTTGCAGTTAAATATTCTGGTACTTATATCACAGGTGAAGTTGACAGTGACCAGAGACAGGAACATGTAAGAAGATTTCAGGAAGATGATAAGTGTAAATTCATTGTCGGTACAATCGGTGCTATGGGTACAGGTCTTACTCTTACAGCTGGAACAGTTGAAATCTTTATGGATGAGCCGTGGAATCGTGCTAACAAAGAACAGGCAGAAGACCGCTGTCATCGTGTTGGTACTAAAGAGAACGTAACTATTTACACTCTGGTATGTAAAGATACTATTGATGAGCGAATTAACGAACTTGTAGAACGTAAGGGAATGATGGCAGACGCATTAGTTGATGGGAAAATCGCTATTGACAAGGGTCAGTTACTTGATTTTCTTATCAATTAAACATTGACAACATAAATATTATGTTATATAATATTAGTGTAAATAAGAAAACTCTGAATACGAAGGATGTGATTATTATGATTTTTTAGGAGGTGCTGATGTATGGCAGAGGAAAGATTATTGAAACTTGAGGAAGTAGCTATTCTAATCGGGAGTAGCGGTAAATCAATAAATAACTGGTATTGGTTTAAACGTGAAAATCCCGACAATGAATATGCTAAGATGTTGCCTGACTATGTTCAAGAGGGTGCTAGACAGACTAGATATTGGAAAGAATCTGATATTTGGAAACTGATAGAATTTAAGCAAGCAATCCCCCAAGGACGACATGGTATTATGGGTAGTGTTACTCAGAAATACTATCATAAAGAAAAGGAGAAAGAAAGAGAAAATGAGGATGAATCTTGATGAACTAATTCCGCAGTATGCTCAGAACAAAGCAGAAATGGATAGTTATAAAAAGATTTGCGATAGTGAAAATGCTCAGATTAAGGCATTGATGGCAGAGTTAGATGACCCAGTATATGAAGCTGGCGGGTATAAAGCAACATACTCCGTACAAGAACGTGAAAGTATGAATGAGGATATTTTACTTGATATTGCTCATCATTTCGGACTTTCGGAAATTGTAAAGACAAAAGAGTATATTGATTTTGATGCACTTGAAAAAGCAATTTATGATGGTAAAATTTCTGACGATATTTTACTTGAAATGAATAAGGCAAAAGAAGTTAAAGAGGTAGTTACACTTAGAGTAACTAAAATTAAAAAGAAGAGGGAAGATAAAAATGATTGATGTAACCAAATTTACAGATGCACTGGAAATTGTTGAAAAGCATGTTGCAGATAAAGTAACAAAGGATAATGTTACTATTTACAGAGTAGGCAATGTTATTAGAATTGATATTAAAGAGGAGTAAATTATGGCAGTAACAACTACAATTCGTGCTACAAGTAGGGCATCTGTTAAAATTAACGATTCTTTTTACACCGTCGAATGGTGTGAAGAAAGAATGGTTGAGCCGGAAGATGATTTAGAAGAAGCACGTGCCAGTCTTTGGGAAACGTGTAATACAGAAGTTGACGGACAGATTGAAGACATTCTGAAAAGTTTTGCAAAAAGATAGTTGACAAATCTTACTTTATGTAGTATAATTAAATAGTCGAAAGACATTGCTCAATACGAGCATTTAACAAATAGGTTAGCTTGCACTTCCGTCACGGTGCTTGCAATAAACACCTCATAGGAGAGTACAGGCTAACAAAGTCTATACATTACAGAGTGACGGCTGTATTTGTATAGACTTTTTGTTTTATGTGGAGGATATATGCAATCGAATAATTATGTTGTAATACAAGGTTGGATGTGTAATGAACTACAATTAAAAGGAAATGAACTTTTAATTTTTGCACTTATTCATGGGTTTTCTCAAGATAATATATCAAAATTTCGCGGTGGTCGTAAATACATCGCAGATACATTTAATATATCTCTTCCAACAGTAGATAAAGCACTTCAAGGGTTAGTAAATAAAAATTATTTATGCAAAGAAGGACTTGATGATTTTGTCAATCCAAATATTTATTGGGTAAATTTTGAAGTAGTAAAGAAACTTTACGAGGGTAGTAAAGAAACTTTACATGGGGGTAGTAAAGAAACTTTACTTAATAATACTAGTAAACAAACAACTAGTAAAAAAGAAAAAGTAGTATCTAAAGATACTACTACAAAATCGGATTTCACATTCGGTAAAACAAAACCTAAAAAAGAGAATTTGTATACAAAATGTGTTACTTTGATTGACAGCTATGATTTTAGTAATTGGGGTAATATACGAAAATTACTGATTGAATATCTACAGTTTAGAATATCTGTAAAAGAAAAACCATTGTACACTAATATGTGGAAAGGTATGCTTAATAAACTCGTTGAAATGTGCGATAATGATATTTACATGTACGAATCAATTATTAAGCAGAGTATTGAACGTGGTTATTTATCTTTTTATCCTATTTCTTCCGGCAGTAAAAATGATTTACAGTCTAAGCCTTGGGAAAAAGGAGTAAGATGCGATACATATACAGAGGAAGAACTAGAAGAACTACGGCGTATTGATGCAGAAAGAGAAGCACAAGGACTACAGACAAGATTCTAGGAGAATAATTGTGAAACTATTGCTATTTTTGAAAAATTTATGTAAAGTATTTAGTGTAGCATTTGGAGTTGCGTGTTGGATTTGTGTATTGCTTGTGGACACAGATTTAAACTACGTAAGAGTAGTGATAGCACTTATCGTATGTATGGTCGCAGGATTTACATTGCTTCAATGCTATTCTTATTTAGATTATATACTTAGCAATTACCAACTTCCCCAATTTGATAAGGGGGAGGATTTCTGATAACCTCCTTTCTTTATGTTGGCGTTTGTCGGTATCGCCTGAATAACCGTCTCTTTAGAAAGGAGAAAATATGAGAGAAGACTGTTGGTATAAGAACGTATGTTCACAGAACACTTGTTCTACGTGCATACGTTATTCAGAAATGAAGTATCTAATAGATAACAGTGGTATTCCGCAAAACAGACAGCGACCGCAATCGTTAGAAGCTGGCATAGATTATAAAGCATTTGTTGAACTGAATGACATTAAAACAAATATAGTTGAAAATGTTAATAACGGAAACAATCTGTATATTTGCAGTAAAGAAACCGGTAATGGTAAAACTAGTTGGTCTATTAAGATATTGTTGAAATATTTTGATGAAATATGGGCCGGTAACGGATTTCGTGTTAGAGGATATTTTCAACACGTTCCAACGTTTCTCAACACGTTGAAAGATTTTAGTAAATCCCACGATGCGTTGAAAAACACGTTGGAAAATACTGATATAGTAGTGTGGGATGATATAGCGGCAACTAAATTATCCGATTATGATGTCAGTCAGCTATTAACTATTATTGATTTAAGAACAGTTAACGGCAAGACAAACATATATACTGGAAACGTCACAACAAAAGAAGAACTTGAAAAAGTGTTAGGTAGCAGACTTGCCAGTAGAATATGGAATTGTAGCACAGTGGTCGAGTTTAGAGGAAAAGATAGGCGGGCAAAGTAATGGTAGCGTTACAGATAATTTCCAAAATTCTGTCAACAAAAGATAGCAGTATATTAGAGGATAATATGCTCACAGAGGATTACTTTGTTGGCTATGAGAATGAATATAATTTCATTGTTTCACATCAAAAGGAATACGGCAGTGTTCCAGACAAAGCAACATTTCTAGCAAAATTCCCAGAGATAGATTTAGTAGATGTGACAGAATCAGATAGGTATTTAGTAGATACGATACGTGAGGAGTATTTGTATTATAAGTCTGTTCCTGTTGTTCAGAAAGTCGCAGAATTATTAAAGTCAGACGCTAATGCGGCCGCTGAATATATGATTCAAGCAATGAAAGAACTTGAGCCGAATTATAGATTAAGTGGAACTGACATTGTAGCAGATGCTAGTGAAAGATATGACCAGTTTATAGAGCGTAGAGAGCATCAAGACGAGTGGTTTTTTACAAGTGGGTTTGAAGAACTCGATGACTTGATTCACGGCATACAAAGAGAGGAAGAGTTTTTTGTAATATTTGCACGTACTAATCAAGGTAAATCTTGGGTACTTGAAAAGATGTGTACGCATGTTTGGCAGATAGGATTTAATGTTGGATATATTTCTCCAGAAATGGGTGCAAGTAGTATAGGTTATAGATTTGACACACTGTATAAGAATTTTTCCAATAAAGGGTTGATGTGGGGAAAAGACGGTGTTGAAGTCGAAGAGTATGAAAAGTATATAGAAGACTTAAAGCAGAGACAGAATAAATTTATTGTAGCAACACCTAATGATTTCTCAAGAAAGATAACAGTATCTAAATTAAGAAACTGGATAAAGCAGTATAAGTTAGATTTAGTAGCCGTTGATGGTATCACGTATATGACTGACGAAAGATTTCAGAGAGGTGATAATAAGACAACACAGTTAACCCACATAAGTGAAGATTTGATGTCATTATCTATGGAAATTAAAGTGCCGATATTGATTGTAGTGCAAGCGAATAGAGGTGGTGTAGCAGTAGATGAAGATGCTGGCGCACCCGAACTTGAAACAATCAGAGACAGTGATGGTATCGCACATAATGCAAGTAAAGTAATATCTATCAGACAGACTAAAGAAGGCGTATTGCGATTAGAAGTTAAGAAGCAGAGATTCGGAGCAGTTGGTGGTAAATTAAATTATCAATGGGATATTGACACTGGGTCTTTTATCTTTATTCCTTCTTATGATGATGCAGAGCCTAGAGAAAGGACAGAGCGTAAAGTAAGAGAAGTAAGGAAACAGTTTAGTGGAGATAAGGAGGATGTTTTTTAATGCCTACTGAAAAAGTTTGTCCTAAGTGTGGTTCGTTATGTCAATTTGAAACCCTTGAACCGCATATTTTATTTGGGTATAGGTGTAAGAATTGTGGATGTGAATTTAATGTATTTAAAATTGTAGTTGGGTGGGATAATAGTGAAATTGACGATAGAGGAATTGAAGAAGATAGAAATAGAAATGGAAGAACATGAAGAGTGGATGAAAGAAATGTATTTAAGTATGGGTACAGAGCATGAAGATGCGGGAGATAGAATTTAGTACTTGACAAATGTGTAATCTAATGTTATAATAAAGAAAAAAAGAAAGCGAGTGAGAAAATGATAGGAATTAACATCTGTATGCCGATTAAATGTTGCGATTGTCCGATTGAGAAGTGTGTGGTTGGTAGCATAAATCATGTATGTCAAATCACAGGGGAAAAGACTAGCGAGATTAGAGGGGCGATTAGAGGAAATCGTTGCCCTCTCCGCGAACTGCCAGAAGACGACAAAATTCGTGTAGGTGATGAGGTGATAACTAGTTACGGGTCGCGTGCAGTGGTATTGGGAATTGATAGTTATACTGATTCGTTGTTTACGGTGCGCAGTGATGGTTCATGTGGCACACACGGCATACAGCATTTCACAAAGACAGGCCGTCACTTCGATGAGGCTGAAATCATGTTAAAGAAGATGAGAGGTGAGGACGATGACTGAATACATCAATAGGGATGAAGCCCTCGATTTGGTAAGTTGGGACACTGAGACTTACACTGCTATTAACATGTTGGATACTGTGGAGATTATCCGATGTAAGGATTGTAAGTGGAACAATATGGGCGAGTGTGAACACTTTTTAGGGCTTCTCGTTGCCAATGATGAGAACTTTTGTAGTTATGCGGAAAGGAGAGAAGATGGCTGAATTATTATTAAAGCCTTGCCCATTCTGTGGCGGTGAAGCAGAGTTGATAACAATTCCAAGATATTTTTCAGACGGCTCAGGATATATTTTTAAGTGCATGGTAGGATGTTGTATTCAAATGCCGTATAGATCAGAACAGAAGGCTATCGAAGCATGGAACAGAAGGGTAGGTGAGGGCAATGGCTGAATACATCTTCAAGATTGACGAGGCTCTTTATGATGAAGCGACAGGCAAGATGGTCATGAAGCCAAAAGTGGTCGGTAAGTTAATCCGATGCAAGGACTGCAAGCATTATTATTTTGCAGACAATCGGGTTGAAGCTGAGCAGTGCCATGTATGTGGTTATTGGGATTTCGATAGTCCAAGTCCAAACGGTTTTTGCAGTTTTGCAGAAAGGAGAGACGATGCCTAGATACATAGATATTGACGCTCTCTGGAGAGACGTCACTAGCAACATCGAGGACTGTGGCGATGTTCTGGAAATCATCGAAAAACAGCAAGTTGTCACTATAAATGACCTTGCCGAGGAAAATAAAGTTACAAAATGTAATCATAAATCATCCGCACAGCCAACATACACCGATGCTGAAATCCAGAAGATGCAAGACTTGGAACAGGCACAGATTGAAAAGGCGTATCAGCTTGGATATGAAGAGGGTAAGAGGGATGCCCAGTCAGAATCCTGCCGTGGATGCAGGTATGAGCCGAGATGCTCACATGAAGAGCCTTGTGGAAGCTGTAGCAATAACTACGTGAATAAGTATGAGGGAAGGCGAAAGGGCATGGCTGATATGATGACATTTCCAGAAACAGTTGATGAGTATATGGAACAGTATAAGATTACCGACACGAAGCAGATATACACAAACGGTGCGGAACTTGTACCAATATTCCGAATGAAGCAATGGTTTGAGCATAAGACTGACAGAATGAAGTTCGTGCAAGAAGCAGTTAACACGCTTATGAACACGTCAAAAACAGATGGAATCAAAGATAAATGTTTTCGAAATGCGGCACGATTCGTGCAAAATGCCATTGATGGCAAACCGCAAGACTATGAGCTGATACCTGACGATCCAGAACAGCACTGGATTCCGTGGAACAGCGGGAAGCCTCCAAAGGAATCTGGAACATATCCTATCACGGCATATGATGGAGTAGATAGGCGTGTGACCTATGCAAAATATCAGAAACGACTGAAGCGGTGGGAACTGACAGTGGCAAGGGCGTATTGGAGAGTGCTTGCATGGATGCCAGAGCCAGAACCATGTGAAGGAGATGTAAAATGAAAAAGCTTTTTGTCATCATGATTATATTCACAATAATTATGATTCTTGGATGTGGCATTAACTTGCAGAGCGAAAAGAATATTGATGTTGAAACTGCACGAATCAAAACAGTTTACAGCGGTCATTACAGTATTCCTCAGGAATGGATATTTGTTGACACTGAAACAAATGTCATGTATCTGTACGAAGATATTGGCTATGGTGGCGGTTTAACAGTGATGGTCGATAAAGACGGTAAGCCACTGTTGTGGGAAGAGGGTGATACCGAATGACATGGGAAGACTTTCTCAATGTAGACATATCCAGTAATTACAATGGTCAGGTGCAGACGGATATAGTATGCCCAAGATGCGGTAGAAACATCTATCTGGATAACACAATCGTATTAACGTCTTATCCGTGCCAATACAGTTATTGGTGTTCTTGTGGATGGGGCGGTTCTGCACACAAGAGATGGATGAAGGAAGGAGATATAGAATGACATTAGACGAAGCTATCGCCCACGCTGAATATGTCGCAGACTATGACTGCTATGGAGAAGCACAACGCAAGTGTGCAGAAGACCACAGACAGCTTGCTGAGTGGTTGAGAGAACTGAAGGAACGCAGAATAAAGGACGGTGATACAGAATGAGTCATTACATGGTTTTTTTAAATACAGGCGAAACGGTTCATGTTTGGGCAACGGATTCTACATGGGATGTGAGCAAAAAACTGCTTAGTTTTACTATTAATTTAAAAAATATGGCTATCTTCAACACTGATAATATCTGCGGATTTGTGGATTGTAGCTTTATGGAGTGTAACAAGGACGATGATGAGTAATGATTGATTACAAAAAACTCGGTTTGAGGTACATGAGATATAATGACAAGCCCTATGTTTTGCGATGGACACCAGTTGGTGAATGGATAGAACGTGATGATGAAATCGTGCTTTGCGAGTGTTCAGTGTGCCATGAAAAGTATAATTTGTATGAAGAGCATGTTCTCGGCAGAAAATTCTGCCCAAATTGCGGTGCGATGATGATGGGAGGTATAGCATAGAATGACAGTTAAAGATTTAATATTAGAATTATTGGAATGTGATTTAAATAAACGAGTATCATTTGAGTATCCGTTATCAGAACATGGTAGTTTAACTGGAAACTTTTATAACTATGAAGAAGCGGATACTGTGCAGGTCATTGAACAAGAATATGAAGTTATTATAGGCGTTGAATAATGCGGATAAACGATGTTAATTTTAATGTAGAGTTAGAAGATATTTTAATAGAATTAATATCCCAGTTACGAGCAAATAACATACAGCTAATACAGAAATATAAAGACGGACCTACTCACATACAAATCTGCTGTCCTTATCATGCAAACGGTATGGAACGAAGACCATCTGCGGGATTGAGAAAAGAAGACGGAATCTTTCACTGTTTCGCATGTGGAGAAGTACATAGTTTACAAGAAGTGATTTCTTATTGTTTCGGGTATACAGATGATGTAGTCGGTAAGTTTGGGTGGCAGTGGTTATTAAAGAATTTCGCAACAGTACAAGCTGAGGAGAGAAAAGATGTTGAACTTGACTTTACGAGATTTAATACTGATGTTGATTCTGTTAGAAATAATATACAGAATCAAAGATTTGTTTCGGAAGAAGAATTAGATAAATATAGATATACACACCCATATATGTATAAACGAGGGTTGACAGATGAGATTATTGATTTATTTGATATTGGGTATGATAGCGTATCTGATTGTATCACTTTCCCTGTCCGTGATATTAATGGTAATACTCTGTTCGTTGCTCGGCGCTCTGTCAATACTAAATTCTTTAATTACCCGGAAGGTGTAGAAAAACCGCTTTATGGATTGTATGAATTGAAATTTATTTCTGAACTAGAAATAAAAAGTCCTTCAACTGGTGAATTTCATAAACTCAGGTATCCGCCAGAAATTATAGTGTGTGAATCTATGTTAGACGCATTATCATTTTGGACAGTTGGTAAATATGCTGTCGCACTTAACGGACTTGGAAACGAACTTCAGTTTAAACAATTAAGAGAATTGCCGTGTAGAAAGATAATTCTTGCAACAGACATGGATGAAAGGGGATTAGATGCGAGAAAAAGAATAAGGCTAAATATACAGAATAGAAAAATAATAACAGAATATTATTTTCCAAAAGGTAGAAAAGATGCGAACGAGTGTTCGAAAGAAGAATTAATGAATTTGGAGGAGGTATTTTAGAATGTACGATGAAGTAATTAACCACATGACAGAAGATGAATTAAGAAATTATGTAAAGCATCAAAACAGCGTTGTAGAAGCATCACAGAAATTAAATCATGCCAATCAAGAACTTGTACATTTTTGGAAACAGATTGTTGTTTCCTCGGAGTATCAACATGATTGTTTATTGAATCGAAATAATAGGTTGCAAGAATTACGCGGAATTGAAAAAGAGTTAGAGCAGAAGTATGACGAGTTTATTCCTAAACCAATGTGTGGTTGCGAGGTAAAGTAATAATGTTTATACAATTAAATGAGTGGTATTATCACAGTAGTATGTGTGGTTATCTAACAAGACCGTTAGCAGTAAACGTCGATGAAATTTCTGATTTTCACGATACAGATGATGTTGATAGAGGTTATTGCAAAGCGACTAAGATTTCATTAAAAAATGGTAGAACTTATAATGTAAAGGAATCTTATAAAAAGATTATGGAGATGATTACAAAATGAAATGTCCAGAAGACTGTATAAGTTACGCCGTAATATGTAAAAAATTTCCAATTCCGCAATCACGTTTTAATTCATATGATTTAGCAGTTAAATGGGCAAAAATGAATCAACGAAACAATAGACCTTATTATATTGTAAGATGTGTTGAAAAATTTGAAATATTGGAGAAAGTATTTTGAAAATAGATATTGATGTATTTAAAGACTGGCATCCGTGGAAAGTAATGTGTACAGATGGTAAATTAAGTGAGTTTAAAGCACTTTATTTTAAACCAGATTTTAGTAATAATACACTTAGTTATGTTGTTAGCGTGAGAAAGTTTGCTCTTAAAATCACTGAGGATTTTGAATTTACAGATTTAAGTGAAGCTATAGAGTGTTATAATAATTTATAGAATGGAGAAAGAGAGAATAGATGATTATTATAGGTTATCCTGGAATAGGCAAGTCAAGTATTGCTGGCAAGAATGATATTATAGATTTAGAGAGTGGAAACTTTTGGGCAGAAGGAAAAAGACCCAATAATTGGTATGTATGCTATTGCAATATCGCAGAACATTTATCAAGACAGGGCTATATTGTATTTGTAAGTTCTCATAAGGTTGTATATGAAAGACTGAAGAAATATAGTAAAGAAGCTATTTATGCTATATTTCCCGCATCATCTTTGAGAGATGCGTGGGTAGAAAGACTGAAGACAAGATATGAAACCACTAAACTTTCGAAAGATTTTAAAGCGTGGCAACATGCTGCCTTCGAATTTAGGGAAGATATATGGGATTTAATGAATTGTGGCATTAAGTTTTATGTAATCAACGATATGGAGTATAGACTACAGGATATTATAGACTATATCGTAGATTTTAATAGTGAATGGCGTAAGAAATAAAGTTAAAATATTAGTTGACATTAATAGTAATGTGTAGTATAATTAAATTGTCAGAAGACAAAACAAATAAAAATAGTAAAGGAGAGTAACTATGGCAAGATTTAATTACGATGAAGCAGACCATTATGGCGGACAAGGGGGAGCAGGATATTTCTCGCTCAAGAATGACAAAGATGTTGCCCGTGTACGTTTCATGTACAATGACATTGATGATGTTGAAGGGTACGCTGTGCATCAGGTTGAGATTGATGGAAGAAAGCGTTGGGTGAATTGTCTCAGAGAATACAATGAGCCGAAAGACAAATGCCCGTTCTGTAGAGAAAACATGTTTACATCAGCAAAGCTGTTTGTGCCTATTTATGATGTAGATAACGATAGGGTGCAGATTTGGGAGAGAGGTAAAAAGTTTATCGGTAAGATTTCTTCTATCTGTGCTAGATACCCGAATGTTGTCTCTCATATATTTGAAATTGAGAGAAACGGACAGAAGGGTGATACATCTACAACATATGAAATTTATGAGGTAGATAGAGACGACACTACACTTGAAGACCTTCCGGAGAAGAGAGAAATTCTTGGCACTGTCGTACTTGATAAGTCAGCAGATGATATGGATTTCTTCTTAGATAATGGATATTTTCCGCCGGATGGTGATGAAGCACCAGTTAGAAGACGTTCGAATAGACAGGAAGAATCAACAGATAGAGGAACAAGAAGAACTCCAGCAGGTCGAAGGGATAGATTCTAATGGCATTATTTAATGTCCCCAAAAGAGCGGGTCGAGAACAAGATAGGGCTATTGCAAGTAAATCAAAGTCAAAAACACGAAGTACTACTACTGTAAGAGGTAGTGGAGTACTAGGACAGATAAATCAGATTAAAGCAATGGTCGAAAAGTATCTCGGCAAGTTCAAAGACGATTATGTTATTATCACAACAGAGAAACAGTTACACGATTATATTAGTCGTAGCATTGAGAATCGTGTAATTAGTATAGATACAGAAACAACAGGACTTGACCCGATACTTGATGATATTGTTGGTTTGTGCTTATATACGCCAAATCAGCCAGCGGCTTATATTCCAATTAATCATGTATCGTATGTTACTGGAGTTAAAGTAGATAATCAGTTAGACAAGGAAATTATTCTGTATAATTTAGAAAGATGTTCTAAGGCTAACATTGATTCTATAATGTTTAATGCAAAATTTGATATTCGTGTATTACGAAATCAGATAGGGTGGAAAGAAGCATACTGTACATGGGATTGTTATTTAGCTAGCAGACTTCTTAATGAAAATGAAGAATCTAAAGGACTTAAAGCATTACACCAGAAATATGTACTTGATGGCAAAGAAGATGAATTTAAGTTTGATGCTTTGTTTAAAGGAATAACAGCAGATAAAATCCCAATAAATACATTCTATTTGTATGCGGCACATGATGCAATTATAACGTATGAATTGTATCAGTATCAGAAACAGTATTTGTACTATGATAGAACAGTTACACCTGAATCAAGAAATGGTATGAATGGTGTATCATGGGTATTCTTCAATATAGAAATGCCATGTGTAAAAGTAGTTTGTGATATGGAAGATAACGGCATTAAGTTCGATATGAATTATCAGCAAGTGTTATCTGAAAAGTATAATAAACTGCTAGAAGAGAAAACAGCAGAGTTTTATAAGTGTTGTGCTGTATATAACGAAGAGATAGAAGCATACAAGAAGCAGAACATTAATCATAAACTCGATACACCGATTAATATCGGTAGTCCAACTCAGATTGCAATTCTTTTGTACGACATTATGAAAGTTGAACCGCCCGACCCGAAAAGTCCGAGAGGAACAGGAGAAGCAATTTTACAGAAGATTGATAGTCCAATAGCGAAAGCAATTCTCGATTATAGAGAAATGTCAAAGCTGGTATCTACGTATATTGATAAACTTCCTAATTGTGTAAATCCTAAAGATGGAAGAATACACTGTAGCTTTAATCAGTATGGAGCAGATACAGGAAGATTTAGTTCATCTGACCCGAATCTTCAGAACATCCCATCGCACAACAAGGATATTAGAAAGATGTTTGTAGCATCTGATGGATATGTTTTAATGTCCTCGGACTACTCGCAACAGGAACCAAAAGTAATGACACAGATGTGCGGCGACCCGAAAATGATTAAAGCATATCAAGAAGGGAAAGATTTGTATGCAGAAATTGCGGCGTTATCCTTTAATACAACCTATGAAAATTGCCTTGAGTTCCGTCCGGATGGAACAACGAATCCAGAAGGAAAAAATAGAAGAAGTCAGGCAAAGTCAATCTTACTTGGTGTGCTATATGGCAGGGGGGTACCCTCTATTGCAGAACAACTTGGGACTACTACAAAAAAAGCACAAGCAATAAAAGATTCTGTATTCAAAGGATTTCCAGCAATACCAAAGTTTGAACAAGATAGTTTAGATATGGCTTATGAAAAAGGATACGTTACAACACTGTGGGGTAGAAAAAGAAGATTGCCCGATTTACAGTTACCTGAGTACGAGTTCAAGTGGACAGATGGAGCACCGCCAGATGACGATTTGCTTGATTTTACTGAGGATGAAAGCACTGGAATGGTGGGAGTGTCAGAAGTGCCTAGCGAGATTCAAGACAAATATATCAGAAGATTGAGACAGGCGTACTTTGGGCAGAAAAGAAAAATCTTCGAAGAAGCAAACAAAGAAGGAATATGGATTGTTGATAACGGAGGAAAGATAGCAGATGCACAAAGACAATGTGTAAACGCTAGAATCCAAGGTTCAGCCGCAGATATGAGTAAGTTAGCAATGATTTTAGTCGGCAATGACGAAAGACTAAAAGAGTTAGGATTCAGACTTCTTATACCTGTACACGATGAATTAATAGCGGAATGTCCAGAAGAAAATGTAAAAGAATGTTCTGAAAGATTCGCAATGTTAATGTCAAAAGCGGCAGAGAGTAGATTAACAATTCCAATCAAGTGCGATGTTGAAATCACGAGAGAATGGTATGGAGATAGTATAGATTATGGCATTTGATTTTTATTTTGCGGGTGCAACAACAGAACGTATTCGTAACTGGTTGGTGTCTATTAATGCAAATGTATTAAAATCATATTATACTGATAAGTCTGTTATAATGAAATTTTTTGAACATAAACGTAATGGTTGGACTGGTAAGTTGATGATTGATAATGGTGAGTTTTCATTTCATCGCCACGGAGGAAGTATAGATATTGATGAATATATAGCGTGGTTAAATAAGTATGATGAGTTTATTGATTATGCGATAGCAGTTGATAATATACCCGGTAAATGGAGACAACCTAGAACACTAAAGGACTATCAAATATCGACACAGAAAACATGGGAAAATTATTTGTATATGGTTGAACGTGTTAGGTCACCTAATAAATTACTACCAGTGTTTCATCAAGGAGATGATTTTTCAGCACTTGAGCGTTTTTTATCGTTACCTGATTTAAAATATATGTGTATTGCTGGTAGTAAGGATTTAACAAATGCAGATAGGGAAGCCTTTTACGAAAAGTGTTTTGATATAATTGATAAATTACGTCCCGACATGAAGGTTCATTGTTTGGGCAGTGCAACACTTTCAAATGTTGAGAGGTTTAGATTTGTAAGTTTAGATTCAACAACATGCAATATGGTAGCCGCTATGGGAAATATATTTATAGATGGGCAGGTAACATATGTTGGTGACGAGTTAAAAACGCTTAAATTATTGGGTAAAGATTATGTGACAGCATTAAATCATTATTGTGTTAAGTATGGAATAGATATTAATGATATTGGTTCTGATTATCAATCACGGTGTATGTTTAACATAAGATATATGTTTGATAAAAGTTTTACCACACATACGATTAAAACAAGTGTTAAAAGGAAGAGGTTGTTTTCATGAAAAAGGTGTTATTGTATAGCGGAGGTATGGATAGTTATATAATTTCAAAATTATGGAATCCTGATGTGCGATTATATATAGATTATCATACGCAACAAACCGCCATTGAACGTAGTAAACTTCCACCGGACGTAATTATTATTGACCTTCCGTTAGATCGTTTTATGAGTAACGATGGAAAAAATATTATTGCGTTAAGAAATTTAATTTTTTCAGCCATTGCTATAAATTTTGGTGATGTAATTGCACTCGGCGGTGTCGCTGATGATGTACATTTTGATAGTGCAGAGGAATTTGTTAATGACGCTACATTATTGTTTAATAAATTTTTTGAACATGAGGGTATGCAAAAAGTTACAATAACTGTTCCATATAAACAATATACAAAGGAGCAGTTACTTGAATTATACGTTGATGCAGGTTACTCATTAGATGATTTACTTAATGAGTCATGGAGTTGTTATGCACCACGTGATGATGGAACAGAGTGCTGTGTGTGCCCCGCATGTAAACGAAAAATAGATGCAATCAATTATGTGAGAAATAGGAGGAAAATATAAATGGCAAGTTTTGCAAATACACAACGAATTACACATATTACTTTTACACAAAATATTCAATGTTTTTGTCCGCTTGGAAATGATTGGTATACGAATCAAGTAACGGTTGAATTTGTTCCTTCATCTATTATACCTGATTATTGTGAAATAGATGACTTTACACGTAGCTTAGGAGGCGAGTCCCTTATTATTGAAGATGTTGTTGAACGTATCTATACATATATGGAAAATAATTATAAGCCAAGTAGTTTGGTTGTTAAATCGTATGTGTGTGATGCAAAGCACATGCCAGTTACTGTAGTTAAAGAGAAATAAGTTAGTGTGTATCTTACTTACCATATACTTACCACATTAAACATGTGAAATAAAAGGATGTAATAAAAGGAGATAAAATGAGTAATAATATTTTAGTTTTTGTTGAGGCACTTATTGTTTTTTCTAGCGTTGTTATTTGTAAAAAAGTTTTTGGCAAATCTGGGGTAGTCGCATGGGTTCCGATAGCAACTATTTTGGCGAACATTATAACGGCAAAAAATGCTAATATATTTGGCCTAAGTACAGCGATTGGGACAGTTATGTTTGCATCAACGTTTTTGGCAACTGATATTTTATCTGAATGTTATTCAAAAGAGGATGCTAAACGA